AGTGGAAGTTTATATCAATACGGAATTAGTACTCTGGATGTTAAGACTGGAAAAGTCCGTCCAATGCAAGAAATTGCAAAACAAATTTATCAACGTGTTATGGGTAATAAAAAAATTACTCCTGCACAACTTGAATTTTCAATGCGTGAAGGTTCTCTAAACAGATTCCTTAACGACACAACTAATCAACAACAACAAGCAATTTTGCGTCCAATGATTCAACAGATTGCTCTTGGTGGAAACGGCGACCTACTTACACAGACAGGTGCTAACAATCCTTTAACCAGTACATTGTATGCACAGACAACTTCAGATATGTCGCTTGCCAATCGTGCAACAGATCCAACACTTCAAGGATATGCAACTACGACTGCTGCTCTTGTTTCTCTCAATGCATCTTTAGAAGGATTACCAGATAAATTTTATAATTTAAAAGGAGCACTAGATGCTCTAGGTAAATCAAATACTGGTAATGCAATTACTGGCGCAGCCGCTGGTGCAGTTAGTGCTATTGGAACACTGGGAACTGGACTTGCAGTTCGATCTGTGTTTAAGAAGATGGCCGCTTCTGCTGCGGAAAAAGCAGGAGAAACCGTAGTTAAAAGTAGCGCAGGAAAAATTGCTTTAGGTGCAGCAGGAAAGGCAGTGCCACTCCTTGGTGGCGCCATATCCGCAACAACAGGTCAAAGTCTTATTTCTACTGTAGGAACCAGCGCTGCGGTTGGTGGCATATTTGGTGGAATTCCTGGAGCACTTGCTGCTGGTGGACTTTCTGCTCTTGGTTATTTGGGTGCAAAAGCATTAAGAGCAATGACTTCTACAGCATCTTCGGCATTAGCAGCAGGGGGACAGGCAAGTGGTCTTGGTCAAGGTAACTTTAGTCTTCCTGCAAATGCTGATCCTCAATTAGTACAGACTCTTACTTCGGCTGGATTTACTGGGCAGTCCCTTGTTACTGCATACGGGATTGCTAGAGCAGAATCAGGTGGAAGAGCAACTGCATTTAATCCTACAGGTATGGATGAATCATATGGTCTTTTCCAAATTAATATGGAAAACAATGATCCACGAAATCCAAACATGGGAACAAAAAGAAATGCTGCATATTTAAAGAAGTACGGAAAAATTGGCTATACAGGTCCGCAAAGTCTTTACGACCCAGCAATCAATGCCAAAATTGCTTATGACATGTCCAAGGGCGGAACAAACTTCCAGCCATGGACAACTTACACAAGTGGAAAATATCAAAATCAATTAGGCGGCAATGGCTCCAATAGCGGGCAAACAGTTAACATCAATTTAACAATTGACAAAGCATCTGAAGCAGAAGCCGTTGCCTTTGCTAAGAAAATTAAAGACATCTTGATGAAAGACAAAGCACTAGCAGCGATGGGAACTAAATAATGACAACTCCTAATCAATACCAACGTCAAGATCCTTATCAAGTTCAAGTGCAAAAACAAACCAATGCTGCTCTTGAGGCTGCCGCTAAAAAGAAACAAGCGGCAGATAAAGCAAAAAAACTCAAAGAACTTGAATGGTTAAAGACCGATGAGGCACGCAACAAGGCCTTCAAACTTCAGGCTGAAAAAGACTACGCAACTAAAGATAAAGCCTACAGAGATCTAAAAGCAGCAGTACTTCTTCCAGGTTCCGATGGTGGAACAACAGTCACGCCTGCCGAACAGACGGCGGTTAATTATTTAGGTTTAATTGCAGCACAACAAAAAACAGAAGTAACTGCATATACTAACGCATATACTTCTTCCTATAATAAAAGAATTGCTGTTGAAAAAGATTTAACTCCACCACAACAAGTAAAAGATAAAAAAGTTTTAAATAAAGCCAAGGTAAATAAAACCACAACAAAGAATAACTCTAAATCTGCTGGTGCTAATTCAAAAACAGTAGCAGGAGTTGATTCAGCAAGTAGTGGCTCTAAAGTTCCAAGCCCACTTACTTACTACTATAACGCTCCAATGATTAGGCATGCCTATTTAAACAGTGGAACAACTTCAAATTCTCCAAGTCCACAGCAACGTACATCTAATCTTTATATTGATACATCTGCCAATTACACTCAAGGCCTAGATGCGTGGACAGGTACCGCAGGTGCTAAAGGTGTAATTCAAATGGATGTTAATAGTGCATTTAGTCTTGCAAATTCTTCTACCTATAATAATAAATCTTATGATGGAAATTTATATGGATTTAAATTTTTATATAATCCAAAAGAAGTTTCTATGACTTGGGGAGTTGCCGAGGGGCAGAACTGGGAAGGGATTGCCGCTGGCCTTGATCCAGGTACAGCGCCTTCTGCAGCGTTACAGAACAGCACCATTACTTTTTCTTTGTTGTTAAATAGAACTTTAGATATGCATTATTTAGACTCCAATGGATTAAGGCAAGGTGTAACAAATCCTTATTTAATATCTGCTTTTACTAGACCCATAGATGAAGAATTAGCAGAACTATATGAAAAAGGAACCATGTACGACATGGAGTACTTATTTAAAACTTTAAATGGATTAAATTCAAATACCTTTAGTGGTTTCATTGGCGATACTTCTGATCAAGGTTGGTTACAAGGATTTGCCGTTGAACTTCATTTAGGAAATCGCATGAGGTATTTGGTACGTGTTACAAATGTAGAAATTAATCACGCAATCTTTGATGAACGCATGGTTCCAATTTTATCTTATGTAAACTTGACTTGTGTTCGTTTTCCATACGTAAAGGCAGGTAACTAATGATTTATTTAGATAGTAGATATGCGGATGGAACACTTTTAAAGACTTGGCATGCAAAGAAAAAACAATACGAACTGGTAGTGACACGTGAGTGGTCTAACTATGTTCAATCTTATTTTATCTATGAATGGGTTGCAGGAGATCGTCTTGATAACTTATCCAACAAGTATCTTGGAAATCCAGCATCTTGGTGGGAGATCTTAGATATTAACCCAGAAATATTAAATCCATTTAACATTACGGCAGGAACTCAACTAAGGATTCCAAGTGCTTGATCCTCTACGTCAAAACAGATTTTCCAACTCATTTAAAATTTCTTATCTAGATTTTCCTGGGTTGACTAAGCCTGCTCGAAGTATTGTGATCCATCAAGAGATGGGCAAGCATGACATAGTTGAGATCTATTACTCAACCTTTAGCAGTATATTTTTTAAAGGAATAAAGACTGGTGTTCCAGTCCAGATCAACTGGAGAAATGACAAGGTCTCAGGAACATTTACTGGGTACACAGTTGACGTCTCCTATACAACTGCTCAGCAATTAAACCGTGATGTTAAAGTTACTTGTGTTGGAGCATCTTACCCAATGAAAGAACGCACCTCAAAAATTTGGCTTAACAAGACTGCCACAGAAATAGTGAGTGAGATTGCAAAACAGTTTAAATTAAAGCCGTTTATTACACCAAGCCCAATTAGATTTACTCAACAGTCTTTGGCTGGACATTCCTATTGGGAAAAGTTAAACGAACTAGCCAAGAAGATTGGATACGGAATACAAGTTATAGGTACAGAACTTCACTTCCATCCAATAGACAAGATGATTGATCAGTTTATGACCACAATACCAATCATGTCATTTAAAGATCCTCTGCAAAATCCTGAAAGCAACCTCTCTGTTCCTACATTGACTTTCTTTGAACCAATCATTGGAGATCACATTGAATCTTCTGACTTCTCACGAAGCATAAATACCGTTGCTGGAATTGATCCCCTAACAGGAAAATCTTTTACATCTAAATCATCGTCTAATAAGGTAGGAAAAAATTTACGAAAGATTACAAAAGATCCACTATTTTCTACCGTAGAGACCAAGACAGTTGTAGCCAGTAACTCTATGGCTAAATCTTTATCAGAATCTAGAGCGCAATTAGGGCGCCTTATTATTCCAGCAAATGCAGTTGCTCAAGGAGATCCAAGAATTGCTCCATGGAAAACTATAGAGGTACAGGGTACTGGAGAGACTACAGACGGGTACTGGGTAGTTAAAAAAGCCGAACATGTAATACACGGTGATGGTCGATACATGGTCGAGTTCACTTGCCTTTCCGATGGTGTTGGCCCTAACAAGTCAAGTGCAACCAGACCATCGGCTGCAGGAGCAGTTCCTTTAAGAAACGTAGTTCAAGAGATGTCTACCAACAACAAAAGAAAACCAACTTCTACTACACTGAGTTCCACAACAACTCTGGTCAATCAAAGTAATGCTGGATATAAAGTTGCTCCAAGAAGATGGAAGGGTAAGTAATGGCTGAATATGCAATCTCCTTACCCTTTGCCGTTGACGCTTACGGCAAGGTCACATCTACCTCCGACCAATCAAAGATCTGGGCTGACCGAGTTCGTTCGGTTCTAGGAACCACAATTCGTGAACGTGTATTACGCCCAAACTTTGGAACTCTAATACCGTTTGCTTTGTTCAATACCGAAACGGGGGCAATCTCTCAGGTAGAAGCAGAAGTAAGTAAGGCTTTCGCACAACAGTTGGGGCTACTTACACTACAAAAGGTAAAAGTAACTGTAGATCAATACACAAATGTATTGACAGTTGAAGCAATTTATGGATTACCAAACAACGAAGTTGTAAGCACCGTCGTTGGATTGGTCCTTGTTGATGGTGCTAACCCAATCTATCAGGAGTTGCTATGAGCGTAACCCCAGTCTCAAACATCCCAGTATCAGTTGATTACACAGGTCGTGATTACTATTCTCTTAGAGAAGAGATGATCGCCCGTGTTCAAGACCGAATCCCAGAATGGACCGCTGCTGATCCGTCAGACTTTGGCGTTGCCTTAGTTGAAGCATTTGCATATCTTGGTGACATCGTCTCTTACTACATTGACCGTACCGCAAATGAAGCATTCTTAAAGACTGCAGTACAACGTCAGAGCATCCTTAACATTGCTCAAACTTACGGCTACACCCCTGCAGGATATCGTCAAGCCACAGCAGATGTTACTTTTAGTAACTCCTCTAATGCCGACATCACTATCCCAGAAGGGTCAGTATTAAGCGGAGACGTGGTTATTGGAGACGTAGTAGATACCCTCTACTTCACCACTAATGCTGCAATTACAATTGATGCTGCTGTTGTTGATGTTCCTGGAACCGCAACAGTGAGTGCCTCTGAAGGTCGTTTAGTTTCTTTATTTGTTGATGGTGCTACCGCTTACGGAGAATTAATTGGTACTTCTGATGGTTCACCAGATATGTCATTTGACCTTGGAGAAACTCCAGTAGTAGATGGTTCAATAACTATCTACGTTCAAGATGGTGACGTCTACTCCAAGTGGACTCAAGTACAGCATCTTGTAGATTACGGACCATCAGATGCCGTTTATACCGTGTTCTTAAATGAAAATGACACAGTCACAGTTAACTTTGGTGATGGAGTATCTGGAGCAATTCCTACAGCATATTCAGAAATTCGTGCACTGTACACAGTAGGCGGCGGCTCTATTGGAAATGTATCTGCCAATACAATTAATAATATTTATTATGTTGTAGGACTATCTGAAGCCCAGTTGACTGCTCTTCAAGGAAACATCACAGTAACAAATGAAGGAACTGGTATTGGTGGATCTAATCCTGAAAGCAACGAACAAATTCGTTTTGCTGCACCAGCATCTATCCGTTCTGGAAACAGAGCCGTATCATTAAAAGACTTTGCAGACATTGCCCTATCTGTAAGCGGTGTTGGAAAATCTAATGCTACCGCAGAAATTTGGACATCTGTAACTCTCTACATTGCTCCAAGCAGAACTGCACTGGATACAGATGCACAACCTGGACTTGATGATTTAGGTGATCCAAGTGCTGAGTACTTAAGGATTAAGAAAGACGTGGAGACATCATTAGCGGACAAACTATTAATTGGAACCAGCGTCACCATTCAACCACCTACCTATGTAGATGTAATTGTAAATCTTCAATACGCAATCCTTGAGCAGTATACTTCAGCAGAAGTTGAAGCAAATATAAAGACCGCCCTCCTTAGTGGGTTTGGTTACACAGGCGTAAACTTTCAAGACACAATCTATCCACAAGATATTGAGTTTGTTGTACAACAAGCACCTGGAGTAAAGACAGCAAAAGTCCTTGCTCTTGCAGAGTTGGGTGGTAGTGGTCTTAACACGTTGATCGGTGCTCCAGGTGAAATTTACCGCTTTACAGAAGCGAACTTGAGCCTTGGCGAAATCTAATGGATCCAATCAACCGCTACTACGGGGTGTATAGGGGAGTTGTAAAAGACAACAACGATCCTCAAAAACAACGTCGTCTAAAACTTTCTATACCTCAAACAACAGGTAATGAAACAACTGAATGGGTATGGCCTATGGAGCCATCTGGCATCAGTACAGACGTACCCGTAATCGGTCAAGGAGTTTGGATTACATTCATTGGTGGCGATCCTGATTACCCTGTATGGAGTGGTGCCTTTGGAAAGAACCAAGGAAAAAATAAAAAGATATTTATTAAGCCATTGGCTGATTCTGTTTCATTGACTGGATTAACTCTTTATTTAAAGACCAATAAAAATAATGACGGAACAACAGAGGTAGACCTAACAGACACACTGATGCTTATGGCCAATAAGTTAAGGACTTATGAAACACGGATTGCTTCCTTAGAGTCCCAATTAGTCACTTTGCATAATACTTTAGCCACCAGAACCAGCCCAAGCCATACTCATGGAAGCAACGGATAATAGTTCAGGCAGTAAATCGGGGGCAAAACAGAGAAAATAGACCGAGAGGTCTGAGAGGAATACAGTGACAGCATCATATCCAGCAGCAGTAAAGTCCTTTACTACAAAAGTTGACTTTACTGACACTGTCCTTGCCGCCCACGTTAACGACCTTCAAGATGAGGTTAATTCATTACAAGCAAATCTTGGTACTTACATCAAGACTGGTTCTGGGTGGGTTGGTTCTTTTGACTTAATAACTGTCAACTGGAATACCTTAAAAGATCGTCTTGCTAATATTGAGTATGGTCTAAAAGATGTTTATGATGCCATGATCCCTTCAGGCGGAACTACAGGGCAAGTACTTGTAAAGAGTTCTGGAAGCAGTTACGCCACCGAATGGGCAGACGGAAATTTTCTTCCACCACAAACAGATCAAAACGGGAAGTATTTAACTACCGATGGATCAGCCGCATCGTGGGCAACTGTTGCCCAAGGTGGAGAGACAATCAGTTCATTCCTACTCGCTGGCTGTTAGGATAAGCCGTGGCAAAATACGGAGTCAATTATTACGGTGCAACAAAGTACGGTGGACTAACTAAATTAGTTTATTCCGTAGAACCGATGTCCATATTGGTTTTAGATTTTTCCCGTGTCTCTATCTCTTGGCAGACACCTAGAGGAACATTTTCTCGTGTTCGATTAGTTCGTAATCAGGCTGGGTTTCCTGAGACCGCCGAAGACGGCGTAATCATATTTGATGAATTTGCAACAGAAGGAAACATTTCTAGATCTTATTTTATTGACGGAGAAGATAACCCTGAGAGCATCCCATTTGTTCCAGGTCGTCAGGCTTACTATAGATTCTTTTTATTTACTGGTGAAAAAGTTTGGAGAACTGCAGGTTCTATAACCGTAGTCATTCCATCTAATCACAACACTCATAATCAATTTATGGACAGCCTACCACGTGTCTACACCACCGCAGAACAGAGCCCACTAGGTGCTGTAGATACCGCATCAGATCTTTATAGATTTGTAGAGGGTCTTATGTTTGCTCAAGAAGAAGCCATGTCTTACTTAGATTTACTACGCCCAACACACACTGGTCTAGAGACACCGCTCCAACTAATTAGCGCATATAGATCTAATTTTGGTTTGACACCAGAACCCGCACTCCCTATTAAAAACCAAAAGCGATTGGTACGTGAAGCGCTCTATATATATAGTCGTAAAGGTACAGAACTATCTTTAGGAACATATGTCGAGTCTTTAACAAACTTTAATCCAACAATAACTGTATCCAGTAACCTTCTGCTTTCTGTTCAAGACTCTACTTTTTACAACGGCATTGGAAACTGGCAAGTAAGTGCTGCAACATTAATTGCAAGTAATGAGCAAGTACCTGTTAATACGGATACAGTTATTGACGATGTCTTTACTGGAAAAGTTACTGCTGCATCTGGATCTGCTTATATAAACCTTGGCGCAAACGCTCCAATTACAAAAGGCATACCAGTCAATAATGGAACGGCTTATAAACTTGGATTTAAAATAAAATCCCCTACAAGTGCGGGAAACGTAACAGCAACAGTTACTTGGTATGACAGGACTGGTACTTTATTAAGTTCAAATGCTGGAACCTCAATCTCTGCAAATAATACTTGGAAAACCAAATGGGAAACATTTACGTCTCCAACAGATGCGGTATACGCTTCTTTAAAGATGGCGTTCTCTAGTGCTGGAGTTTACTACTTAGATCAAATTGACATGCATGCAGGTACAGTAGAGACGTACAATGAGGCTCGTGCCATCGACATCTTTTTAAATCCAGTAAAGACAAACTACATTTACAACCCTTCATTTGAAGTCAATGTGACTGATGGATGGACTATAGACGGGCTTGCCAGTGTCGCTCAAAATTCTGATGTTTCTGATATCTCTTACTCTGGAACAAACAGCGCAAAGATAACTGCAACTGGTGCATGGTCTTTCACTTCAAATGCAATGCCTATTGAACAAGGGACTTATTACACATTATCTGGATTTATCAAATCTAACGCAAATGTTAGTGTAACTTTTGTGGGAAGAAACGGCGATGGAGATGTAGTAGAAACTGAAGATTTGTTTAACATCAATGCCACAACTGATTGGTCACAGTTTAGTATTACGCATTTAACTGATGCTCTTGATGCCAATGTAGTTACCTATGAGGTTCTACTCGAAGGAACCTCTGGAAGTTTTTACTTAGACACAATTCAATTTGAAAAGTCATTAAAGACATCAGATTATTTTGATGGAAGTCTGCCTTCTGAGTTTGGCGCTATCTGGGAAGGGACGGCAAATAACTCTTACAGCCATCTCTACCCAAACAAACTATCAAAGATATCTCGTCTGGGGAAGACCATAAAGGATTGGATTCCAATGAACTCTTTCTGGATAATCAGATCTTACGCAGGGGTGGAATCAACTAACCTTACGGTGTAGGATCCTGGTCATGACCGACTTACTCCTTGCCTCAATACTCACAGGACTTGCAGTTACATATGTAATTGAGTTCCTAGATTTAATAACTACAGGTTTATTTGGGAAGACATTCCTAAACAAATACCTTGCACTTCCCCTAAGTTTTGGTGGAATGTTTGCCTTATATCAAATAGACATGCAGATGATCGTGTCTGTACCCGCCGCTACATTTGTTTCCCTTATAGTTAGCAAGTACTTAAATAAACCAGTAGTAATAAACAATGGACAACGACTACCACGACTATAGGGGCAAAGATGAAACGGATAATAATTTTAAGTTTTAATGAAAACGTAAGTGTGTATCGTGGGGTAAAAGAATTACTAGCGATGCACCCAACTTCTGAAGTGGTTATCCCTATTGAGGAATACGGCCCATTTATAAAGAGCGCATTAAAAGCCGTAATAGAAAGCGACAATCCATTTCATTTATTTTTTTCAGAAACCGCATCCATATCTGAAGTAGTTTCTTCTAAAAATATTACTTACTGTAAAGATCCAGTAAGAGAAGTGTTACGAAACATAACTGCAGAAGATGTTATGGGTATGGTCTGGGAAGATACAAAGGAATGTCACTTGACCCTGCACTCCCTTGAAGATTTTGGACTTGAGATGTGGGACATTACCGATGGCCTAGATGTCATTGAGATCGACTACGACAAAGACGACGAGACGGATGTCATCTACGACTTGATGGTGCAGAGTCTGGATGTCTTTGTGGAGAACCTTGCCGCCTACGTAACCAGCGCCGTCCTAGATGTACTATCCTCCACGATAATGGAGAGGATGGCAGAAGAAGACGGGCACACAGATATCTCGCCCTTCGATGACGATGACCTATGAAGATCCCTGCAGAGGCTTACAGCGCCGATATAACCGATTACCAGTTCCGACTACTAGCCACAATATGCCTCTTAGCGGGCTCTGAAGGCCGTTTTAAGACCTCCGTAACCGAACTTGGTATACAGACTGGCAAAACCTCAGACCGAACCGTCAGATCTGCCCTCAAAGCCCTAGAGGAGGCTGGGTTCATCAAGAGGACACCTAGCAAGAGGGCCAACGGATTTAAGGGTATGGACTGGTACGAACTTGCAGAAAATTACCGCACTGTAGGTACAGAAAATTACCGCACCTCACATGACTATAAGTTACGTAGCCTTATTACTAATAAGCCATTAGTACCTAATAGCCAAGATAGTAATAAATTAAAAGAATCTGAAAACACAAGTGTTTTCACTAAGGAGATACGAGTCCCTATGAAAAAGTATACTGACGATGGAGACGACCTAGCGGGATTCGGCCTTGTAGAAGAACGTGATGCTCCAGCAGTGAAGGTCAGAAAGACTGACCCCAAGACCCGTGGAAAGAGACCGCAGCATGAGTGGACGGCTATGGATGTTGCTGCTGAGTTTAGTTACCAAGTCGGGCGCAGATATCCTCTTCTACCAGGGACGGTCAATGTCGGCAAACTTGCAGGCGCAATCAGAGGCTTCCGAAGTAAGTACGACACCACTGCACTGATTGAGTTGGAGTTGCTTCGCCTGTTTATGGCGGATGAAAGAAACTTCCAAAACATCGGTGATGAAGCGCCTTCTCTGTACAAACTCTACTTAGCATCATTTGGTAAGAAGATGAACCAAGCCAGAGAGAACCTCGGTTTGACAAAGGTAAACGCACCAACCGATACTTCGATCAAGGTAAGCACTCTCACCGCCAGCGATGGTCGTGTGTTCCAGAACTCGCTCTCTGGTCGTGCACAACTAGAGCGATATGAAAAACGATTAGGAGCAAATAAATGATCTTGGATACTGGAACCCTTATTGCAATCATAATCGCATTGGCTGGTTCAATCACTGTAATGTGTTTGTTCTGGAGAGAAAACGTTGCATTGC